CTACGGCAAGTACAAGTATCGCTCCTGTGAGGATATCGTAGAAGCGGTAAAGCCAGTTATCAATCCGCTTGGATTCTATCTCACTCTATCAGATGAAGTAGTCGTATTAGGCAACCGCTTTTATATCAAAGCCACCGCCAAGATATCTAACGGAACTGAGACCTATGAGTCTGTAGCTTACGCAAGAGAAGAAGAAGTTAAGAAGGGAATGGATGGATCACAGGTAACAGGAGCAGCATCTTCCTACGCTCGTAAGTACGCTCTTAACGGACTCTTTGCCATCGATGATACTGCCGATTCTGATGCTACAAATAAGCACGAAGTACCTACCGATGCCGAGAAGCAGATACTCCGTAACTTAGTATTCAATACAACGCTAACGGAAGAGCAAAGAGAATCAGCCTTCGAGTCTATCGAGAAGTGCGTTAACTACGAAACTTATCAAAAGATTCAGTTCAGGCTTGAAGATTTGCAGCTACCTTTAGACCAGGTAACCAACCCGACTCAAAAGGAAATATCTAATCACATAAAAAAACTAAAATGAGAAAGCTAAACATCACAGTCGAACTATGGGATGAGCAGGAAGATGGAACAGAAGTCTGCACTCCTTACGATTTATTAGTCGAAGTAGATTGGGAAGATTCCGAACCTGCAAGCCTTCACCACATACCGCATCAAGGATTTTTCCGATTAGATGTTCTGGATTGGAATGGAGTCGATAAAGATTCTGACCTCGGTAAACGAATTTTGAAAGAAGCTTACGAACTTGATTGGGATGAAATCCTATCAGAAGATGAAGATATTTACTGATTTTCTTAACCCCTAAAGCCTAAACTATGGCAAGCACCACTTATCGCAGCGTAGCTGCAAACATCTCGAAAGACGGAAACTCTTACCGAGTGCGTCTGAAAGTAAAAGGAAAGCAGATTTCTAAAAACTTCGCCACGAAGAAAGCTGCTCTCGAATTCCGAGCGAAGTATCGCTAAACTAAAGGGGGTGAAAATCCCCCAACTTTTTAATCAATCAATCAAAATAAAATGGAAAAGAAAACAAAAATCTACTGCGGTAGCGGTAAAAAAAAGAACGACACTTGGCTGCAAATCACTATCAATCCTGATAAGATTAAGGATTACATCCAAGAGTACAATGGATCAAAGTTCATCAAGCTAAACATTAACCTACTCGGAGAGCCAGATAAGTTCGGTAAAGATGTCCAGGTCTCAGTAGATACTTATGAGCCGAAAGAAAAGAAGTCAGACTTACCCTTTTAATGTATCTAACTGAGGACATAATAGGAGCATCTTCTCGGATAGTCTATGGTCGCAAAGGCGATAAGGTAGAAGTAATCAGAAAAGACCTCGACTTATGTTTTGTAAACAATCAAGGAAACCGTTTCTTTGTACGCTATGAAAAACTCTCCGAAGAAAAAGTTAACCCCTCTCCCCAAACTTCTAAAGAAAGCACAGGAAAAGTTCAACGCTCACGTAAGGGAAAGAGATAAAGACTTCGGTTGTATTTCTTGCGGAGCAGAGGTTCAGCAAGCAGGACACTATCACTCACAAGGGCAACATAGCGGACTAAGATTCGGTCTCCCTGATTCGTTAGCATACTATAACACGAATGGTCAATGTATCAGGTGCAATATGTTCCTATCTGGTAATCTGATTAGATACCGATTAGGACTTGTATCGAGATACGGAGAAGATTTCGTAAAGGAATTAGAAGAATATGCTTTAGAGAATCCGTTAAAGAAATGGACACGAAGCGAACTTGAAGAAATAATAAACTACTACAAATGACTCACGGATCACTATTCTCAGGTATAGGAGGCTTCGACCTGGCTGCTGAATGGATGGGGTGGGAAAACAAATTTCATTGTGAATGGAACGAGTTCGGTAAGAAAGTTCTTAAATATCATTTTCCAAAATCAATAAGCTATGATGACATCACCAAAACAGATTTCACTATTCACAGAGGAAAAATCTCAGTCCTTAGTGGAGGATTCCCTTGTCAGCCCTATTCACTCGCAGGAAAGCGAAAAGGCAAAGAAGATGAGAGACATCTCTTCCCAGAAATGCTTAGAGCAATTAGGGAAATTCGCCCCAAATGGATCGTTGGCGAAAACGTTCACGGAATTATTAATTGGAATGGAGGATTGGTATTCCACGAGGTGCAGTCTGATTTGGAAGCTGAAGGGTACGAAGTATTCTCGTATGTATTGCCAGCTGCGTCCATTAACGCACCGCACCGCAGAGACAGAGTCTTTTTTATTGCCAACTCCAACAACAACCGATTCAACGGATATGACTGCAAATCTGAAGTCGAGTCAAACATCGGAAGGATCAATGCATTCTATGACATTAACGAGATGTCTTGTGAAAGGATTACTACCGACACCAATGGCATCCGATTGCGGAGAGAAAGTGACAGGATTGGAGAATCAAAATTCGTTAGTAAAAATGAGTCGGGAAATTACTGGCAAACCTTCCCAACTGTCTCCCCAATTTGTTCTGGAGATGATGGGCTTTCCGATAGATTGGACTCTATTACCTTTTCTAAATGGAGAAAGCAAACAATAATGGCAGGAGGTAATGCAGTAGTACCTCAATTAATTTATGTACTTTTCAAAACTATACAACAATATGAATCAAGAACAAACTAAACAACTAATCGAACTCGTAGATAAATACTGCGAGTCTTATGGAATTACTCGCAAAGATTTATTCGTAACATCAGGAGGCAAGAAAAGAAAAGTAATAGGGCCAGTAAGCCTCTCAACTATGCGGATGGCTCTCGGACATTACATCTATCATAATTACCCTGTAACTTTAACGCAGATAGCAAGGCTTATCGGATATAACGACCACTCCGTAATAAGCTATCACTACACCAAAATAAAGAACTACATAAAGAATAATGATATAGTCTTTATGAGTTACTATAACAATCTTCTGGAAGTAGCTAAAGAATATCCACCACACATAAAGATTCAACGAGTGCCATATAAGAACTTTATCGTACTACCTAAAACAAACGTATGAGACAAACTATATGTACCTGGATGCTTAGTGAATTAACTAAGATACATTCATCAGCAGATATAAAATCTTTAGATGATTCAGTTAAAGATGTTGAGTATATTTTGAAAACCGCTCTAAGCCTTGAGCAAGAACAATTAAAAGAGGCTTGGAATGATGGATATAAAAAGGCACAGCAGGATATAGTTACGAATAGTTTTTCTACCTTTGAACAATACCAAAATGAAAAAAATGGCTAAACGTTTTACTGATACCGAGATATGGGATAAGTCTTGGTTTATGTCTCTTTCCCCTAAGATGAAATGCTTTGTAAAGTACGTTAGAGATAAGTGCGATATAGCAGGTCTCTGGCATCCTAATTACACTCTGGCTTCCGTTTATATCGGAGAGCAAGTCGATGAAGATGATCTACTCTTAGTCGATGATGGCGAGCAGTTTGAGAAGCTATCCGATGGAAAAATTCTCTGCAAGGGATTTATAGACTTCCAATACGGAGGTAAGTTAAATCCTACAAGTCCGATTCACGCTAAGGTGATTTCTATTCTTGAGAAGTATAACCTACCTATCGAAGTTAAGAAAGTATCTCAAAGCTTCAACGCACCGAGTTACACCGATGTTTACAATGAGATGAAGGAGAAGTTAAGCGATGCTCAAAAGTGTAAAATAGAAGCAGAGAAATTCATTAACTACTACGAGTCTAATGGATGGATGATAGGCAGGAATAAGATGAAGTCCTGGCGAGCATCTGTAAGCACCTGGCTTAACCGAATCAAACCTGAATCTAAAGTACGCAGCGAATCAATTAAAGAGAAACTAAACGAAATTCAAAACCGAAAATTTACCGACATATGAAACAAACAGCAGTAGAATGGTTGCTTGAAAACATTGCTTACATACCTATGGGATTTGAAATTGATATTATTAAACAAGCCAAAGCAATGGAGAAAGAGCAGATAGTTAATGCAATAAATGATGCTCAAAATCCACTTATTATTCATCCTATATGCTTTAATAGAATTGGGAAAACCGATTTAACTTTAGGTGATTGTTATTATAATGAAATTTACACAAATGAGTAACGCAGCCTTTGACTATTTAAGAACATTCAAGCAAGTAAGCGAAGAGACCGAGGATTTAGTTATCCGTAAAATCAGAACTCGCTATCCAGAATTAACAATGAAGAACGTGATAGAGTGCTTCGAGAATGGAGTATGCGGAGACTACGGAGATTACTATTCTCTTGATCCTCGAACTTTGCTCAGTTGGGTTAGTAAGTTCACTAACAATAATTCGCAAAGTGATAGATACCTGAATCAACCTCTCGTGAATCCAAGCCTACAAATAACCGACATAGGATATCCTACAAGTCCTGAGCAATGGATGAGAGAGACTAATAAGGCTTATGTAAGCTATCTGAATAACGGAGATGTAAGTCTATTTCATCCTGACATCTACGATAGGTTAAGCCTCGACCAACGAATCGACAGAGATGCCTGTACTCCTTACATAGCGAAGAACTATCACGTTCCTTATGCAAAACAAACCGCAGTAGGTAATTACTTCAAAGCTTGCAAAGTAAACGGACTTAGTTTAATCTATACGCTATGACATACGAGCAGCATTTAATTAACCTGAGCTTCTACTACGCTAACGAGTACCAAAAAGACGGAAGGCATTTCCTTAATACTTACAGAAAGTTTAAGTCTATACGTACAGTCTGCGAAGCAATAATCGCTGCGTATAAAAGTCAGGGAGCGTATCAAGAGATGGATCAAGAGCAAATAAACTTTAAGCCTTACGCATACAAATACTACGAAGGAAAAGAGGCTCAGAACTTAGCGGACATTCTTTTAATCATCTATAATTTAACCAAATGAAAAAATGCACAATCTGTAAGCAGAATAAACACTCAGGAGATTTTTACTTTATCAAGAGCGGTAACTACTACTCTCCCCATTGTATTCAATGCGAGAAAGTAAAAGCAAAAGAAAGAAGGAATAGTAATCCCGATGGATGGATAGGAGTTATCTGCGGTACTGATGATTGGATGAAACACTACTTTTTATGAAAAATAGTATAGTAAAAAACATTGATTGTATGGTTGGGATGGCTGAATATCCTGACAAATACTTTGATTTAGCAGTTGTTGATCCTCCATATGGACTTGGAGATAGATTAATAAAAGGTGGAGCAAAAGGTGGAATGGGTACTTTAAGAAAATTGGCTGATAATAAAGTAATAATTTGGGATGAAAAAATACCTTCATTAGAGTATTTTAACGAATTAAAGAGAATCTCTAAATATCAAATTATTTGGGGAGGTAATTATTTTTTAGATTACTTAAATAAAACTGATGGATTTATTGTCTGGGATAAAATGAACGGAACTAATCCAATGGCTGACGCTGAACTTGCTTGGCAAAACATAAAAAGCACTACAAGAATTTTTAGGTGGCATCATTTTAGCGGAGAACGAACAGTTAAAATACATCCAACACAAAAGCCAATCGCACTATACGATTGGATTTATTCAAAATACTTGCCTAATGGAGGCAAAGTAATTGACACGCATTTGGGATCAGGTAGCAATCGAATAGCAGCCGACAAATCCGGGAACATTGACTTTGTTGGGTATGAATTAGACAAAGATTATTTTGAGGCACAAGAAAAAAGATGGGCAGAATATAAAATGCAACAAAGACTATTTTAATGAACGAAGAAATACTCTTTAACCTAATCAAGTCAGTAATCCCTGACCTGCAAAGGACTGACCAATTCAGCTACCGAGATGCTTACTCTCCGAAGCACGATTTAACTATCGAACTCAAGTGCAGACATAAGCACTACGATACGCTTCTAATCGAGAAAATGAAGTGGGATAAACTCGTAAAGCACAAAGAAGTAAGATACATAAGCTCTACTCCTATCGGGATATTCGCCTTTGATCTAAAATCAATCCCCGAACCTATGTGGGTAAATATGGATATGCCACACACTACCGAGTTCGAGGATAGGGATAAAGTAGGAAAATTGGTAGGGTTCTTATTTATTCAGCAGGCTCAAGACCTTACACACCTTCTGAGACGCATTTAGAGGCGATTTAAGAGCCTATCTCAGTTCAGTTAACCTGAACCCCATATCCCACAAGAAACGAGCCGTTTTCGAACTTTCTTTGCGTACCTTAGTTTCCGACCAATCGGGATGCTTTAGGTGGAAATGTTCGTGAAGTGCGTATAATAAGTACCTATACCCAGATAACCGCTCATCTAACTCCATTACGTTATCTTCTGTATGAGCGAGTCCGTAGGCTCTCTCCTTCCCTAACTTCCGATGGATAACCTTATGAGGGTTCTTCTTCTGTGTCATAGAAGTTACTTTTA